GCGTGGTGCTCGTTGTAGTCGAATGTCCAGCTACCGTCAGCCTCTTGGTGACGGCAGAAGTGGCAGAAGGGTTCAGGAAGGGGCATTGGCATCCCTGTCGCGCTTCGCCTCGAAGATGCGGTCGATAGCAGCCACGAGCGCCGCCGCAATCACATCGGACGGCATCTTGTCCAGGGCGCACAGCAGAATACTGCCGGCCGCCAGAATCGAGCCGATGACGAGCCATGTCTTTCTCATACTCCCCCTATCCGTGGAAGTCCCACTCGACCCACGTGACAATCGTCGCCGTCGCGCACGACACCTTGTAGTAGTAGCCCGTCGGGACCATGAACGCGAGCGCCGTGAACTCGATGTCTCCGGTGTCGTTGTCCGCATACCTCTGCGCCACCAGCACGTCGGGTGTCGTGTCGTTCGCCTCGATGTAGGCGTAGCAACCGGGATTCGTGCCGGTGTCGATGTCGAGCGTTACCACGACGAAGCGCGCATGACCGGACGTGTTCCGATAGTCGGTTGCGAGAGCTTTCGTCGCGCTCGTGTAGCGCGTCTGCGTGCAGCCGGGGACCTTGTCAGCTATTGCCTTCAAGGTATCGAGCGAACCGTCCGCGCCCATGTAGGCATTCCACTCGGTTTCGTCGATGAGGTCGGTGCTCGCAACGTCAACGCCTGCGGTGTATGGCATTCAGCACCAGTCCCATTCGTACCAGTAGTGCAGCGTGATGGTCGCGCTGCTGGACACACTGTAGTAGGCATTCGGCGGCACAACGAAGAACAGTGCCCCGTAGTGCGAAGTTGTCGAGTCGTCCAGGTCGACCGTCTGTACTACTACGTCCGGCGTTGCGTCGGCCAGTTCGACGTAGGCGGAAAACGCCGGCGAGCCGAGGTCTGTGCCCTCCGCTGTCACACTCACGAAGCGGACTTTGCCGGAGGTGTTCTGATAGGCAGTCCCGGCCACGCGCGTACCCCCGGCCAGGTTCGCCGACATAGAGCAGAGGTCAATCTTGTCGGCCTCGTCCTTGAGGTACTTCAGGCTCCCGTCGGTGCCGTAGTAATTGTTCCAGTCGGTCTCGTCAGCTACCGCACCGACCGCGAGGCTTGCACCCGCTGTGAATGCCATTAGCTATGAATCTCCCACTCGGTCCATGCGACCAGTAGCGCGTTGCCGTCCGCGTTCACGACCTTGTAGTAGTAGTTGTTCGGCACGACGAACACGACCGAGTTGTTGTCGACCTCCGCCGTGGAGGTGTCCATGGACACACGCGCCACGGTATCGACCGGCGGCGTGTTGTCGTCCGAGTACGCCGTGATGCTGACGTCGTTCGCCGCTCCGTTGACCTGTGCGGTGACGGACACGAAGATGGGGCTCCCGGTGAGGTTCTGATAGATGGTGCCGAGCGCCCGCGTGCCCGTGACGTCGCCCTGCGTTGCCGTGTGCAGCCGGTCCATCTCGGTCTTGAGGTAGTCGATGGAGCCGGATGCACCGTTGTAGTTGTTCCACATCGCGCCCGTGATAGGCTGCCGTAGCACGACGTCCGCGCCTGCTGTGTATGCCATGTCAGTATGCCAACCTCGTCGTTACGCCGATCTCAGAGAAGCCCGCTTGACCGATGAGCCAGTATTGCGCCGCGTCCGCATTGCCGAGCTGCCACGAGGTCTGCCACAGTTCCTTCGCCCGCGTGTAATCGTGCCGGACGCCTTCGATGTGGTAGTCCTCGTCAACGTAGGCATGATTCAAGCGGACCGTGATGCGCTCGCCGATGTCATATCCCAAAGCCTTCGGGAACAGGTCTGCCGGGGCTCTGTCGGGGTAGAGCGTGATGCCCGATACCCGCATGGCCGCGTCCTTGTACTGTGAGAGAAGGTACTGCGCCATCGACAGGGCTTCGTTGTCCGTGCCGAGGAGCAAGCCCGTCTCCGAGTAGGTCCGAGGTCCGTACGCCGCCTGACTCGTAGCGTCTGAGACTGCCTGTTCCGTACCACCAGAGCGCGTCATGCGCACGTCGTTGTAGACGTACGTGTCGTCCAGAGACGGGGCCAGGGTCACATAGAAGGATTCACCCGCGTCATCCCCGAACGTCGCCGCACTGGCGTACTCATTCAAGAGTCGGTGGTGCCTGCTGTGGAACTGGACATGACCGTCTCCGGCAACGAACATGATGCCGCGCTCCGCGTCCTGCACCGAGCGCAGGTGTTCCATCGCGTTGACTGCGGCTAGCGCCCCGGATGCCGGGATGGTCGTCTGGCCGGTGTCAAGGTCCCTGTCAGCAGCAGGGAAGCCTATGTCGTCCAGCACTTCCCCGATGCGAAGGTTGCTCAGTTGCGCGTCGTACCCGGCGTTGTTGAGCTCGTACCGGGCCAGGAGCGTCAGCAGATCGGAGCACTGGAGCTGCATCGACGCGCCATTCGAGCACTTCCCCCGCCACGTCGGCTGCCATGACTCGATGAACCCGGTGAAGATGTCATAGGTCACGCCGCCGTACGCGGCCCTAATGTTGATTCGCTTGCCGGGTAGGATGTTGCCGTAGTAGGTTCCGGTGGTCTTCCCCGGCCAGAAGATGCCCGAGTCGTTGTGCAGCATGACGGTGGCAGTACCCGCCTCGATGCGCCCGAGCTCGTGCTGCCTTCCACGTTTGGTGCTAATCTCATAGGCGTAGCGTGACACATCAACCCACGTGGGAACAGCCGCAAACGGCGCGGTCGCAAACGCTATACGAACGGTTACTGTGACGTTCGCCATTAGAGTCCCGTCGTGACGTTCCGGCCCTTGAGTTTCAAGAGCTGTTCGCGGATGGTGTCGGCCAGGTCGTACTCAGAGGTGACTGAGCCGTACACGTTCACGGTTACATTCGTTCCGAACCCACCGACACCGGCGAAGGCCTCCCCGCCGTGCGCGATGATGGGGACAGGTGCACCCACAGGTCCAGGGACGATGCCGCCGGATGCCATGCTGGCCTTCGGTTCCCATTCCTGCGTCGCGTCGTTCCAGACTTCGCCGACGGCTTCGGTCCCTGTGCCGCCCTCCATGAGCGCACTCATGCCCTTCATGGCGAGAGCCGCAGCGCCGATGCTTGCCCCGAGGATTATCCAGCCGCGTGGTCCGGTGAGCGCCTGCATGATTGTCAGCGCCGTGTTGATGCCGATGATGGCCTTCGATACCTGGCCCAGCGCCATGAGCAGGCCGCCCGCGCCTATCAGGACGGGCACGAGCATTTCGAGTGCCTTGACCAGTTCGGGGTGCGCCTTCGTCCACTCGCCGAACTTCTGTACGATGGTCGTCAGCCCGTCCATGAGTTTCTGAATATCCGGCATGACGATGGTGGCGACGGCATTCCCCAGGCCCGTGAGCGCGCCCAGCAGTACCTCTTTCGAGTCGCTGAATGCGTCTGCGGCCTCGGCGCTTTCCTTGTCGAACACAAGATTGAGGTCGTGCGCCTGCTGCTTCATGGCGTCGATGGCCGCGGTGCTCTCGGATAACATGGGGAGCATATCCGTGCCGGAGCGCCCGAAGATGTCAACGGCCAGAGCCGATTTCAGCGTCGGGTCTTCGATGGCCGATATGGCATTGGCGATAGTCCAGAACTGCTGCTCGGGAGCCATCCCCTTCAAGGTCTGCAGGTTGATACCCAGCTTCTCGAAGGCGAGGGCTGCAGATGCCATGCCATCGTCCGCGTCGACGATGGTACTGGACATCTTCTTCAAGCCGACCTCGAGTGCTTCAAGGCTCGTCTCCGAGAGCTTGGCAACATGGCGCAGCTCAGACAGCGATTCAGTCGCCCAGCCGGTCTTCTTCGACATGGCCAGCACTTCTTCGCCCGCCTTCGAGTAGTCGGCAGACATCTTGCCCATCGCCGCGCCGATGCCCACGCCAATCCCCATCATCACCTTGCCCGCGTTGGCGAACGCCTGGAACGTCTTCTTGTTGTTCTTGGCGAAGTCGGCCAACACCTTCGAGGCGTGGTCGGTTGCGGTGATGACGACATTCAGCGATGCGTTAGCCATTGCCCACCTGTTTGGTGATGCCGTCGGCGATTGAACCCAGCAGGTCGATGGTGACGAGTTGCCCCACGCGGTCCTCGGTCAGTTCCGGGGTGTCCTCGCGCAGCATGAGGTAGAGAAGATGCCTGAGGACGGCCATGCGGTTCGCACTCAGGAGCTTCGGGAATGAGTCGTTGAACTTCTCCTCGACGGCGGCCATCATGTTGAGGTTGATTGGCCGGGCGAGGTAGGACTTCCCATTCGACAGTACGATGCTGTTCTCAGCGGCCATGAATAACCCCTCCTGCACGAAGTCTTGATGCCGTGGCGGCTCTCCCAGCACATCCTTGACGGTGCGTTGGTGCTTGTCTCCCGCCAGCCGAGCCATCGCCAGTTGAATGGCAACCGTATGCGACGACAGTTCGTAGTTGCGGACGGCCTTCTGGTAGTAGAGTTCTGCGGCGATGGCCTTGAACTGACGGATGGGGAGCGCACAGACATACTCGAGCGTCCACCCGGTCTGTGCGACGACGAAGCCCACCGCTTCATCCAGGCTATGTCGTTGGGATTTCGAGGCCATGTACACCCTGGAAGTTGTAGCTGTACGTCACGAGGCCGTCGATGGCAACCGAAGGATTGATTGACGTGATGATGGCCGAGCCGCGCCACTGCTGGGTCGACGTGCTGGACTCCCTGAGTTCCAGTCCTACGACGCTGCCAATGGCAAGCGGGGCACCGTCTTTGAACCCCTCAAACGAACCCGACCATTCGGTCGTGCCGGGGATGAAGACCTTTGCGCCGGCAGAATCGAAGCCGGACGAATCGTAGACAGCGGTCGAGTAGTCGAGCGTCCAGCTCTTGATACCGGCGATGGCCTTGCCCGCACGTATGTCGTCAATCCAGAACGACAGCGCACCCTTGTCCACGGCCTGTTTCAACCCGACAGAGATGATGGCCGTGCAACTGGTGAGCGTCGGCGTCAACCGGACGAACTTCCACGTTCCTGCCGAGAGTGCCGGAAGGTTCGACGTGACGATAGGCGAAGCGCACGAGGCCGAGTCGTCCAGCAGCAGTTGCCAGTCGTTCGCGTCCATCGCGACGGACGACTTCACCCACAGGTAGATGTCCGTGTAGGTCGCGATGTTGAGCGAGACGATGACCTCGGACGCCACGATTTCAACGCCGGTGTCCGCCGTGAGGACGAACTTCGCGCTACCGGAGCCAACCTTGAAGTCGGCGGTGTCGAGCGAAGCCGTGACGCCCGCGCCCGCCTGTTCGTTCCATGCGTCCTCGCAGTCCTCGATGACCTGAGTCGCAACGTGTACCGCGCCACCGTATCCTGCTACTCGTGCCATGTGAAGCTCCTATGCCGTCGCGACAGTCAGCGTGCCGGTGCCCTGGAAGGTGTAGCTGTAGGTGACAAGGCCGTCGACAGGGGCACTCACGCCGACGCTTGTGATGATTCCGGTGCCCGTCCATTCCTGCCCGGCGGTCGCGGATTCTTCGAGTTCAAGTGCGACAGCCGTGCCGATTGCGATGGGGGCACCGTCCTTGTAGCCCTCGAACGAGCCGGACCAACTTGACAGGCCGGGCGTGAACACCTTGACGCCTGCCGAGTCAAACCCGGTGCCGTCGTAGGTGTCGACCGTCTTGTCCAGCGTCCAGGACTTGATGCCGGTACTTGTGGTCGGTCCAGCCCCGTACTTGACGTTGCCGCCGTATCCTGCGAGTCGTGCCATGTCAGCCTCCTGTGATGAAATGGAAAAGGCGCCCGAAGGCGCCCTGTGGGGTCAGAGTGGAATGGGGTCTAGGCGTAGGCGACTACCTCAAACTCCGTTGACAGGTAGCCGATGCCGCCCCATGTGGTCGTTATGATGCCGAGGTTGCGGACGACCTTCACGTCGTCGCACGTGCTACTGAGTGTCCGGTCCGCTTCGATTGCCGCGAGCACGGACTTGGTGCCCGACGTCTCGATGTACGGGATGATGCTGTCGAAGGCAGTCACCGAGTCCTGCGTCGTCACGAGAAGAATCACGCGGAAGACGCACTCGTAGTTGGCCGCGAAGTCGGAGCGATAGCGGACCTCGCCCGGAAGGATGACGGCAGACGGCAGTTCGTTCAACGACTCAGGCAGTTCGTTCGGCGCGTAGACGGTGAGGCCGTCGATGGTGTCAAGTCGCGTCTTCAACCCGGAGCCAATCGTTTCGATGCTCATAGGTTCTCGTCCACGAGGGCCTTCATTGCCGCCACGACTTGCTGTGTCATACCGCTGGACTCGCGCTGCGCCAGGTTGGTGAAGTACATACCCCTCGGCATGACGCCCCGGTATGCCCCACTCTCCGCATACCGCTTGGTGGTCCCGTACTCGACAA